TTTTGTGATTGATCCTTGCTGTTGTAATGCATCTAATATGCCGGGATAACTAATGAAATCTTTAGCAGTTGTCTCATTATTTTTTAAGAATACAACACCAGGATCTAATTGATAATCTTTACGAACCTTATTTGGTTCTGTTACATAGTAGTCTTTAGCATCTACGCCATAACCTATCTTACTACCGATAAAACCTTGTATCTTTTTAGTAACTGGGGGATTGACTAATTGGTCAAGAGTTGCTCCAAGAAACTGACTGTTAGTTTCAGTCTGGAATATCTGTGGTAAAAATTCAAGTGTTCTTATTCTAGTCATTTTATGCTACTTGCAATTGGTCAGGTGTCAATGCTGCGATAACTCTGATATCATTTGCGGTTGCTGCATTTACAAAAATCTCAAATGGTTTGCATTTTATTTCATACAATGTTCCAAAAGGCTCTGTTGGGTTATTAGGTACAAGCACAGCAGAACTGATGATGTCACCTAATTCATTATGTAAGTATGCGCTTAATTCGCTAAAGAAGAATGTATCGCCGAAATTCCAATTATCTATATTAAAATAATTATTCATCGCCGTTAACACCGCACTCTTGATATCACTGTCACTAGCAGTAGTATCGCTGGTCTTGATGACTTTGATAGTGCCGCGTAATGCGCTCTGTGCTTTAGGACCAAATAATGGCTTGAACACTACGCTATTTAATACTACAGAATCACTCAACATTTTGTAATCTTGCAATTGTCCATACTCTGCACTTAGTTCATTGATAGTTGGTCTACTTGGTAAAGGCACAGTGTTTGAAGTATCTTGTATATAATTTTGATATGCTGTGTAATAAGCCTGTGTGACAACATACAAATCGATTATGTTCGTAGTTGCAGGATCTATGCGTGTTGTGTTGTTGCTATTATGTCTATATAGGTAATTCAAACCTTGACGACCTGGTTTGACTGAATAACTTGTTTGCTCTACTAATGTATAACTTGTTTGTGTGACTGTGGTATCTTGTACAGTCTTATAAAATTTATTATCTGTAGTAGCATAGTACAACTGACCTACAGGATAATCATATTTGATTACTTCGATTTGGCTCTTGATAGCGTAACTATAGATAACATCTGTGCTAGGAACGATTTGCTCTCTAGTCAAATTGATAGCATCTTGTATAGTTTCAAAAAACACATATTTACCTGTGTTTGCTGCGCCCGGTACGACACCTGTGATCTCTGTAAAGAAATCAGGATTGATTATAAGCGAGTTATTATTGACATCAGTGCTTGCTACTTCAACTTCAAAGTCATTAACATAACCGTCACTCTGTACAGTTTGTCCTATAATGCTGATAGGTATATCATTGCTCAATGGCGTTGTACTATTTGGTTGTGTGTTTAATGCTAATACATTGATAAAATCTTGTAGAATCTTGCCAGAATAAGGATCATATACTAATTCATTTAATGCATAAGTGAATCTTGTCTCATCTACGCTACCGAAATAATAACGCAATGATCTATATTGTATCGCATATGTATTGTCTGCTATATTATTGAAATACACAAACCAATCATTATGTTCACCCAATTCGATTGACCAGCGACCGTTGTCGATTCTGCTGTTGTTGTATACCAAACTAAAATCTTGTTGTAGTTCGATTCGTAGTATAGCCTCTTGTATTAAACTTACAGGTAGACTATTATCCCAAGCAGGTATCACTGTGCTTAATATAGCACCATCAGGCACATAACCGTTTAATACTACAGGACCTACGCCATTACTAAAATTACCTTGTCCTGTATTGCTACCATCACCGTTAACATTTAATACTGTAGTCCAGATATATGATTTGTTTGTTGAACTTGATACTGTAGTTAATCTGTTGTTCTGATCGAAACTATAACCTATAGGTGCTACGAATTTACATAAAGCACCTTTGCTAATATATTTTCTGTTAGTGTCGGTGTTTGCACCCAACATAACAGGTGTTTCTATAGTATTATCCAATATGTAGAAATAACCATTTACAGTATTTCCATTCACATTGCTTGTGTTGAAATATGTGGCGTTGATTCCTGTATTGAAATTATAACGGTTATACACAGTTTGTGTTGTGTCGGCAGTTTCATTGATGTAATATTGTATAGTTCTATTGTCAGACAATATCGCTGCCAATGTTTGGCTAAAGAATGAAATAACACTGCTAGAATTTAATACATTTAAATTCACAAAACCTAAATCACTATTTTGCCATAATCCACCGTCGCTGCCTAAATTATTAAGACTAGAATATTTTCCAGTTGGATCTAGTAGATCGAGGTTCTTGCTAACACCAATACTACTGCGATTTACAGCCTTAGATTTGATAATCGATGAATACAATGTAAATGGAAAGTTGTTATAGTCTTCTCCATTTACCATGCGATTCTGTGTGTAATATCTTGTAGGTGCTCTTTGCTTGATGCTTGCGATACTTTCACGGGCTTGTGCATTGCTTACAGGTTGTGTCAATGACAGACCTAGTGTAAGTGTTTCACTGCGTCCAGTGCGGCTGATATAAGTGAATGCAACGCTGATGCCCTGCATCTCATTGATATCAATAGTATATGTCACTCCATTGCTAGCACGAACATATGAACGGAATGTGCCTACTGGAATGTTACTGAATACTCCATCACCAAACACATAAGTTACTTGGTCATTGAATCTTGAGTTTACGCTAAAGATATTTTTCTTGCTAGTCTCAGTTTGTAGGTATGCGTCAGCATATACATTATCGACCTTTTCCCAAACTAATCTAGTATTGTTATTGACATCCAATTGATATAACCAAGTGTCAGTATTATTGATACCTTCAATATTGATATCTACTGCTTGGTTACTAATCTGTTGTTCTAAAACGAAATCGTAATTGTTTAATACGCCTTGTTTGAAATAAACGAAATAGCCTGTGTTGCCGCTAGCAAAACCCAACCTATCATTCTTGTATAAGAAATTAAACTTGCCTGTTGGTGCAGGAGGTATCTCATATAGATAATCTTCATCAACGCTAGTCACGCTGACCAATTCAAAATTCATCGTAGTACCATCTACAGTGCTAGTAAAAGGCACTATAGGCAAACTTCCATCAGGAATCTGCATACTATATTCTGCTGTAGTCACACCCAAGATGTCTGATACATTACCGGGACGGCCTATTCTTTGTGAACTGATCAATGTGGCATTCAATATAGTATTGAATTGTTCAAACCAACTTGGGTTAGCGGGGTCATTCCATAATATAGGAAGATTGCTTAGATTCACACCATTGAAGTCAGTGATATCTTGGCTAGTCTGTATGCTTGTTATTTTTAATGTACCCTCAGAGCAGATATTGCGTTTTGGGGTATAACTGACTAGATTGGCTAACTTGATGACGCTATCACGGCGCTCGGCTGTGTCTATAAAGTTTTCTCTAGCGTTCAAGTCATTTCTAAAAGCAAGACCTTGGCCCATGAATGCCATGACATCAAGCAATGCTATGAATTCGCTGCTCTCAATATAGTCATTAAATGTTTCAGGATAATAGACACGCAGGTAATCTATGAAACTCTTGCGTAGTGTCTCATAATCGTAACTTCGGAAATCGACCTCACGAAAGGTTTGGTAGATCGCTTTCCAATCATTTACTCCGAATAGTGCTGCTTGTCTAGAACTTTTAGCCATAATTAATCTCTGATTTGATTATTTATCAAATCCTAAAACCGAGGTTTTTAAGATTATTGTACAGCGGCTTGATTAGTAGTGCTGTCGAGAAAAACACTGAGCATAGTCGCTTCATTGAACGGTTGAATCGCTAATTCTACTTCTAGTAGTATACCATTCTCCTGCGGATATGCTTTTACATAGTTTAGTACTACTCTAGGGTCGAGGCTGATGATTCTTGTTATCTCATTTTCGAGACTAAACTGCACATCGGGTGTGTTTGGTTCGAAAACAAAGTTCCATAATGTAGTACCATAACCAGGTTGTCCTACTTTCTCACCCTGTCGTATGTTTAATGCGTTTACGATATCTTGTACTACGAGGTTTTCATCAGTTAATTTAAACTTTTTACCGGGGTATATAGGATTTGTGATCGACCCTACACCGCCGTCAATACCCGGAGGTGCATTAGTAGTCTTTGGTTTATTAGCATTCTGTGTGCTGAATCCGGTATATTGTGCCATAATGATATTTATAGTTAGAAATTATGCGTTTCCTTTGATCACCCTTGTAGTAATAGAACTTACTGTGGTATTACTAGTAGTCGCAGTGTTGGTTGATGTAGTAGCATTACCATATATAGCAAGTGCTACTGCAGGATATTGCTCATTGAGTTTAACAATCTTATCTTGCGCACCGGTATATTCTGCTATGGCTGCATCATATGCTGCTTTCGCTATGTCAATCTGCGGATCTCCTGCAGGTAAATTCTGTTGTGCCTTGAGATATTTGTCTAACTCACTTATCATTTTAGACTCAGCCTTGTTAGATGCTATCAATAACTTACCTTGCTCAAGGATATATTCGACTTTTTCATTTTCAAAGTCGGCTATTTTAGATTTTGCTGCTTCATCGACTTCGCCGAACTTAGGCGCAGGTATAGCAGGATCGCCTAACTGGCTTGTTATCGCTCCTGATATACTGCTTCTATCTGTAGTGTTTAATGCAATGCTAGGCACTTTAATTCCTGAACCTGCACTTGCTATACTACCCAATGCGCTTTGCAACTGTGCCGCTGCACCTGCAGGTAATCCAGATGATACCAATGAAGTTAGTGAATCTGCGCTTCCCTTTGCTTTTGCTAATAGATCATTAGCCTTACCTGCTAATCCACCTGCTAAGTTATTGAGTTTATCTGTTGCCGCACCTGTTATAGCAGACTTAAGATCACCTACTCCGGGTATTGTTGGTAACCCGCCCTTAGCAAGATTGGTTATGCTTGATACTGCACCTTGACCTCCCGGCAAGTTACTTAATCCGCTAGCAACTGTTGAAGCGACCGCTGCGACACCTCCGCCTGTCACGGCTGCGGCTGAACTCAATGCTGATGAGCCGCCGGCTACCGAGCCTGCAAATGCTGTTGCGACTGTTTGTGCTGATTTGCCTGCGCTTGTTAATAAGTCTTTACCTGCACTAGTCAATGAACCCAATGATGATGAACCAGGAACTCCTGCTGCTTTTACCAAACTGTCTGCTACGCTACCACCTGATGGCAATAATTTACTTGCATTGCCCAATAAACTACTTGCCGCGCCGCTTACTGCGGAACTAATACCTGTTTTTCCAGTAGCCATTGCTGCGAGTTGACTTGTAGCGGCATCTTTTAGTCCTGATGCTTTGCTTGCTAATGAGCCGGCTGCTTCCGATAATGAATTCGTAGCCCCTGACAATCCTGCTTCAGTTGTAGCCTCTGCGGCTTCTTTTGCTAATGCTGATAGATTTTGTGGCACTCCTGCTTGCATAGGTTTGAACGATGAAGTGATTGCGCTGAACGCACCTGCTGCTATACCCTTAGCCTGATCTGCTACAGCCTCGAGGCTAGGTGATTTGACTGCTGCCTCTACTGAACTTTGCAATCCTGCTAATGCACCTGCGGCTCCTTCACCTATCTTACCTGCAAAGTTACCTGCTGATATATCACCCATAACTGAATTCAATTTGCCTGTAGGTAGATTTGGCAGTCCTGGTAATGACCCTGCTGAATTCTTTATAGCATCGACTGTGGCACCTACGCCATTCTTTGCTGCGCTCATGACCATACCGCCTAACTGCCCTGCTGATTCATTACCTGTTATCGCACCCGTATTCTGTAATGCAGTCTGTGCTTGTTGCAGATTAGTCGTTAATGCTTTTGCCTGTGTGCCTACGCTACCTACAAGATTAGGTAAACTTGTTGCACCATCTTTACCAGTGAACAGATTATTGGTCATGCTTGTTGCTACATTACCTGTAGATGCTGCCAATGAAGTCACTAATGCTCCGGCGCCCGGCTTTAATTGTCCTGCTTTTTCTAATGCAGTAGGTGTCAGTGCGAATTTACCTACACCTACTGTTGCGCCTGCGGCAGTTTGTGCTATGGCTGTGCCTTTTGTTACTGCATCTTTTAATGGGCCTGCTGCCGCTGCTTGTGCTACTGCACCTGATATAGCTTGTGTTGTTTGTGTGCTTAATGCTTTACTTGCAGCACCCATGTTAGGTGCCGTAGCGGCAGACGATGTTGCTACAGGATTTGTTAATGAACTTGCTGCCACTGCATTTGTTTGTTGTACGCTACCTGCAGGTGCTGATGGTAATGAACTGCTTGCATTCAAATCGGTCTTGACATCAACACCTTGACCTGCATTACTCCAAGGTGCATGTGCAGGGGCACGGCTTGTGATACTGACTAATTTACCCGGTGCTGCCGCAAATCCTTTTTCTTCATCAAATAATGTATCGGTGTGCAATGTCTTATCTATTGCAGGAACTTCTGCTGGCTGTGTAGATGTTTGACCGCTGTTTAGATTTACTTTGCTACCATTGACAAATGCTTCTGCACCCGAAGCCATGCTTGCTTGACCACCTGAGTTAACGCTATATGCGCCACCAACTTTAACTGTATGTTTGCCTGTAGTAGAATATTGGCTATCTGCACCCACTCTTTGCTTGAATTCTTTTTCACTGTTGATGTGAATATTTTCGCCCTGTATGTTTAAATTCTTAGAAGCATGTATGTTTACATTGTTATCGGCATGTAGGTTGAGATCACCTTGTGTGCGCAAGTTGATACTGTTTGTAGAATATATGTCTACTGTACCTTCTTTACCTAATTCGATATAACTCTGACCATTACTGTGAAGCACCATCAATGTCTGACCGTCATCACTCATCAATATCTGATGACCAAGTGCTGTTCTGATTCTAACTAATTGGTCACGCCCGATAATATCACCGTCATCCATTACTATGCTATGACCACCTCTGCGTGATACTACTCTAAGTTGTTTGCTATTATCTGCTTTAAGATTTTCAGCGATTGATGTATCATCAAAGCCGCCTTCGTATATAGGACGACCCGGTGTGCTAACGCCCCAACCTACACGGCTTGGGCTTTCACGCTGACTGCTTGAACTGATAGGACCTCGTACAGGATCACGCAATATACCTTGCTGGAACATGATACTTGCGCTATAACTATGTACAGGTTTAGGTGCAGTCAAATATTCGCTACTATCTGCTACATCTTTATTATT